ACAATTTAAATATGCATCAGGAAGTGGTGATTCATTTACTTTTGGTACAACAGATAAAGGTGATCAACTTGTATTTGCTACAGCCAATGATGGAACTAATCCAGATATCGATACTTTAGCATTTGGTGATGGAGATGTAACTCTTACTGGAACACAAACTTTAACAAACAAAACTTTAACTAGCCCTAAAATTGGTACTTCAATTTTAGATACTAACGGAAATGAATTAGCTTTATTAACAGCTACAGGTTCTGCCGTTAACGAAATTACTTTAGCCAACGGAGCTACAGGAAATAACCCAACAATCACGGCCTCTGGTGGTGATACTAATATTGGTCTTGCATTACAAACAAAAGGCACTGGAGTTATTCAAGCCGAAGACAGTGGTGGAAACGTATCTGCTGTTAAAATAGCTGGAAAAGAAACTATATGGATTCCAGCTGCAGCGATGTTTGGACCAACAACTAATCCTGCAGACGAAGCACAAGTTGAAACGACAGCAACAAGACCAGATTTAAAAGTATTTGATTTTGATGCTAGTACAAAACAATACACACAATTTTCAATTGCTATGCCTAAATCATGGAATGAAGGAACATTAACTTATCAAGTTTATTGGTCTCCTTCTACTACTAACACTGGTGATGCTATATTTGGTTTACAAGGTGTTGCATGTGCAGATAATGACACTATCGATGTTGCATATGGAACAGCAATCAATGTCACAGACGCTGGTATAGGAACTGTTGAAGATCAACAAATCAGTTCTGAAAGCAGTGCAATGACAGTTGCAGGTTCTCCTGCAGCAGGTGAATTAAGTTATTTTCAGTTCTTTAGAGACGCAGCAGACGGCAGTGATACTTTCACTGGCGAATGTAGAGTTCTAGGAGTAAAATTATTCTACACTACTGACGCCGCTAACGATCTGTAAGGAGTATAGAGTATGAGAAAATTAGACAAGCCTCTTACAACAGAAGTAGGCAAAGGCTCAAAAAATAAAAACTCTAGAAGAGGAAAATCTTTTGGTTATCAAGTTTTAGGATTTGGTTCTGGAGGAACTTCTTTAAAATATATCGAAGCAACCGGAGGATGTGTTACATTTGACGGTGACTTTAAAATCCATACATTTAATAGTCCTGGAACTTTTTGTGTTTCAGCAATAGGATGTTGTAAAACACCTTCAACTTTTGCAGACAAAATCAGTTACGTAGTAATTGGTGGTGGCGGAAGTTCAGGTGGTTGGAATGGTGCGGAAGCAGGCGGCGGAGGAGCTGGCGGTTTTAGAGCAAACAATGCAAGTGCTGGTGGATGTTTTTCACCTGTATCTCCATTAGCTAATCCTGTTGGTGCATTTACAGTTTCAGTTCAAGGTTATCCAATTGGAGTTGGTAGCGGTGGACCTGCAGTTAGTGGAGCAGGAATACAAGGGACTGATGGATCAGCTTCATCAGGTTTTAGTATTTCATCTGCCGGTGGCGGAGGAGGAGGTTCGGGAACAAACCCGACATCAAATCCTGGACGACCCGGTGGATCTGGCGGAGGCGGAGGAGGCCAGGGTGGAACACAGCCCGGCGGATCTGGTAATAATCCTCCAACAAACCCACCTCAAGGACAACCCGGAGCACCCGGAACACCACCACCAGGAGCTGGTGGAACCGGAGGAGGAGCAGGAGGAACTGGACAACATAGTTGGCCAAGACCATTTAATTATAATCCAACCCCTCATGGTATCACAGGATCAGACGTAAGTTATGCAAGTGGTGGACCTTCAAACACAATGGGTGGACAACCAGGTTGTGGAAAAAATGCCGGTGGTACTGGCGGAGTCATAGTAAGGTATAAATTTAAAGGAACATAATCATGAGATTTTTTGCAAAGATAGATGAGAACAACATAGTCTTAGCTCTTTCACCGTTAGAAGAAAGACACATGACAGATGACGATGGTGTTATATCTGAAGCTAATGGTCAAGCATATTTAGAGACACACAATAATTGGCCTGCAGCACAATGGATTGAGTATTCACAAAATACTCACAGCAATAAATATTATGATGATTTTGCTCAAGATATTTTAGGAGATCAATCAAAAGCTTTAAGAGGAAACGGTGCTGTCATAGGACAAGAATGGGATGCTGCTAATCAAATATTTTGGAAAGCACAACCTTGGCCATCTTGGGTAAAGGACGTACCAAACGCACAATGGGTATCACCGATAGGTGATGCACCTGATGATTTAACTGCGGAAGAAGTGGCAGCTGGAACATATTATTCTTGGGACGAAGATGTTACAAATTGGGTTAAGTTAACAATACCTTCAGTATTAGACTAGTCTTGACAATAAAATAATTCTTTACTATAAAGAATACAGAATGGATAAGAAAGTATTAAGTGAAATAGCATTATATCATGGCAGTTTAGATATGCCTGAAAATTTTGATATTGATCGTAAAAAAATTGCATCAGACATTTTAGATGCAGGAGCAAAAAAAGATTCAGAAGCTAAAGATGGTTTTTATTATAAAGCAAAAGACTGTCCTATTGGTTTTTCTAGACAATCAGATATGCTACACACATATATTATTGAAAAACTAAAAGCATACTATGAAGAAATGGTTGCTTTAGATGAGTGTTATGGAAATGTTTTTCAACCACAAGAACAATCTTATTTAAGAAATCACACACGACCAATGAGTATGCAAGACTCACCTAAGTTTACAATGTTGTATGGTGTAAGTATTGGTCCTGATGCAAAGTCTAGAATAGTAATAGAATTTGATGACAACCATTTAAAAAATCAAACATGTATGTTAACTTTAGAAGAGAATGATTACGTATTATTTCCATCTACTTTAAAATACATGATCCTTCCCAACCAATCTTTTAGAACACATATAATTTTAACAAGCACATATAAGGTGGTGTAGTGGTTTTAGAAAATTACTACTGGTTATTTGAGAGAGTAATTCCATCGCACTTATGTGATGAAATAATTAAATATGCTAAATCTGTTGATAAAAAAAGAGCTGTAACAGGTGGCTACGAAGATAAAGATTTAACAAAGGACACAGTAAAAAATTTAAAAAAAACAAGAGATTCACATATTGTATGGCTAAACGAAAATTGGATTTACAATCTTATAATTCCTTTAGTTAAGGAGGCTAACGTTTTAGCTAAATGGAACTTTCAATGGGACACTTGTGAAAATTCTCAATTTACTTTTTATAGTGCAAAACAACATTATAGTTGGCATGCTGATTCTTGGAATAAACCATACGACGATCCAGGAACGCCAAGACATGGTAAAATTAGAAAGATTACTTCTATGGTCATGTTGTCAGAAGGGACTGAATTTGAAGGCGGTGAACTAGAACTTGATTTAAGAAACGGAGAAAATAGAAATGATAAAAATAAAATTATGTCTATAAACTATGACACTAAAGGAACAGTAATTATTTTTCCATCTTTTGTATGGCACAGAGTTAAACCAGTTAAAAAAGGAACAAGGTACTCCATGCCCACTTGGCATATAGGAGCTCCTTTTAAATAATATGAAATTTCCAAAAGCTTTAAACAGAGAAGATATATTTAGATGCCCTATATGGTTAGCAAGAGACGTGCCTGAGCATGTAATGCTTTTAAACAAAGCATCTGATCCGTATATTAATGAAGCAAAAAAATCTTTTAAAAAAACTATAGACACGCGCAATAAAAAATTTGGTAATAAAAAAGATATGGGTTTTGTATATCATTCTACAAGTTTATTAGGAGACCCTAAGTTTAAACAGTTACAAGATTATATAGGCGCTACTTCATATAATTTATTAGGAGAGATGGGATTTGATTTAAAAGACCACAATGTTTTTATGACAGAGATGTGGGTTCAAGAATTTCCTAAAAATGGGGGTGGTCACCATTCTTTACATACACATTGGAACGGCCATATTTCTGGATTTTATTTTTTAAAAGGTAGTGAAAAAACCTCTATGCCAGTATTTGAAGATCCTAGACCAGGTAACTTAATGAATCTTTTACCAGAATTAGACAAGAATAAAGATACTTACGCTTCTTCACAGGTTCGTTATAAACCACTACCTGGTTTAATGATATTTTTTCCTTCTTATATGCCGCATCAATACGTAGTTGATATGGGTTATGATCCGTTTAGATTTATTCATTTTAATTGTCAGGCTATACCGAAAGGAGCAGTAAATGTCGTTTAAAAAAAATAAATATAAAGTTATTAAAAAAGCTATATCTAGAGAACTAACAGATTTTTTGTTTCATTATTTTCAAAACAAAAGAAGAGTAACTCAAATATTTTTTCAATCAAAATACATTTCTCCATACAACACAGACCACGGTGTTTGGACAGATCCACAAGCCCCTAATACATTTTCTATTTATGGTGACATGGCTTTTGATACAATTCTAGAAGGTTTAAAATACAAAGTAGAAGATGTGGCAGGTTACGATTTGTATCCTACTTATTCTTATGCAAGGCTGTACAAAAAAGGAGACATACTTGAACGTCATTCAGATAGACCTTCGTGTGAAATATCTTGTACGTTAAATATAGGTGGAGACAAGTGGCCTATTTTTTATGAGCCATCTGGAGTTACAGGAGCTAAAGGAGTTAAGATAACATTAGGTCCAGGAGATCTGTTAATGTATTACGGAGAAAACGAACATTGGAGAGAACCTTTTACTGGAGAAACATGTGGTCAAGTTTTTTTACACTACAGAGATATTAAAGGTAAAGATGCAGAAAGAAGTATGTATGATGGTCGTCAATACCCTGGTTTACCTTACTGGTTTAGTTCGGATCCTGATGGTAAAAATTAATAAAGTTATTTTACAAGACAGTTTTTTATCTAAAAAACAATGCAAAGATCTTATAAAATTTTATAACGCACAACCACAACCTGCTCTGTATGATACGACTTTTCCTTTAAGTATAGATAAAACTGCACCTAATTATTTAAAAAATAAAATTAATGAAATGGGAACGTATGTAAATAACTCTATTATTGATTGGGTTCAAATAGTTAAATGGCCTGCTCCTAACAGAGGAAAAGATTTACATAAAGATACAGCATCTAAGAAAACAAGTTTAAGCAGTATCATCTATTTAAATGATGACTACGATGGAGGACATACTTTTTTTAAAGACGGAACTAGTTTTGCTCCTGTCACAGGTAGAGCTATTTTTTTTGATGGTAATTTATATTCTCACGGTGTATCCTCTATAAATGGGAATGAAAGGTATACAATTGCAACATGGTTAAAACAGAAATAATAGAAATAGATAATTTTATTTCTAAAGAAGAATCAAATTATTTTATTAATTACTTAGAA